TGGTGGGCGCGACAGGGATCGAACCTATCCCAAGTCATTGATATTTCTACCTGCGATTCTCAGAAATCCGGGCGCAACCTGGGCGAGTCGCGGGTTTTGCGGGACGGAAACGAGTTCAAGGCGCACCGCGATTCCCCGAAATTGATAGTCGCAGTCCCGCTGAGCTTGGGAGCCTCGATCCTCGCCATCGCGCTCGCATTCGGCGCCGTCGCGCTCCTCGGGCATGTCTTCGGGCCACCACCGATCGACGCCAATGGCACCCCGGCACAGGTGGCGCGATGAAGCGCTGGGCCGACACCTTCCAAGATTTGATGGCGTACTTGCGCCGGCGTGGCTGGCGTTATGCCTTCCAGCTGCAGGGCCACCTTCTGCGGCCGCTCGGGATGCCATCGCCGCGGCAGGAAGGCGGTCACCACCACAACGATAATCGCGGGCGCCCATCATGAGCGACGACAACGCGCGCATGATCATGATGCAAGAAGGCCACCTCCTTCAACATGCCGGAACGCGGGGCAAAGACTTCGCCACCAACCTGGCGCGCTGCGAGATCGACGGCTCGTTTAACGCCCTGATGCGCTTGGCGGGCGCGGACGAGGCCGCCACCTTCGCCTTTGCGGTTTCCGATCGCGTGGTCGGCCGGCTCAAGACACCGACGCAATGGCCGTTACCGAAGATAGCGGAGGCGCTGCCAGCGCCCGTGCCGGTAATGACCGCGCCGGCACTTCCGGCCGCACCGTCACCGCGGCGCTACTCGTTTTGGACCATTTTCGCGATCGGCTGGTGCGTGGGTTTTGTGAGTGCGTTCGGGTTTCTAGTTCGCGTGTCCCTCTGACGTCACGCGTGACAACAACAGGAAAACAAGATGGCGCGATCCAATCTCGCAGAAGATTTCAGCCCGGAAGCGAAACTTGCAGCCCTTGCTGGCGGCCGGAAATTCGGGACGGTCAGCGAAACGCCGCCTCCCACAATCGGCATCCCGGCCCTGAGGGCAGATGACCTACACCTTGGCAATACGGCGGCGAATATCCCGATCGGCTTAAGTCTGCCGAAGCTGATCGCCGGCCGGCTGCTAATCCAGGGCAATAGCGGCGCCGGCAAGTCGATGCTGCTTCGCAGACTGTTCGAACAGGCTTTTGGCCGCGTGCAGCAGCTGCTCATTGATCTCGACGGTGAATTCTCGACGCTGGCCGAGCATTTCGATGTCGCGGTACTTTCCTCGGCCGACGTCTTGCGCATCGGCGCGCACGCTTTCGCGCTGCATCTTCGTGAACACCGCTACAGCGCGATCCTCGATCTTTCCGATGCCACGGCGGATGAGCGCATGAAACTGATGGCGGACCTGGCCACCGGACTTATCGACGCCCAGGAGGAGCACTGGCATCCGCTTCTAGTGCTCGTTGACGAAGCGCAAGTCGTCGCGCCACGTCAAGACCTCGGCGACGTTGACCCCGCTCTTCGCAAACAGACGGTTGCAGCTCTCGCCGACATGATGGGCCGCGGCCGCAAGCGCGGCATTGCCGGCATCATCGCCACCCAGCGGCTCGGCGAAACCTCCATCGCGATTTCCTCGAAGGCGACCAACATCATCTGCGGCCGCACAATCTTCGACCGGGATCTCGAGCGCGCGAGCGGCATCCTGGGTTTCACGATTGGCCAAGGCCGCGCATTACGCTCACTCGTCGACGGAGAGTTCATTTGCCTGGGCCCGGCGATTTGCGGTCCCAAGCGTGTCCGCTTTCGCACCGCTGCCGTGAAGTCCCGACATAAGGGGAGCGCGCCAGAACTGATCGCGCCTCCGAAGGTCACGGCCGCCGCTACCGGCGCGCTGCTCAAAGGCTTGCCGAGCGCTACAACTAATTTGGATGGTGACGCCGCGACAGGCGATACGCATCGGCGAGGCTCGGGTCGCCGCGGCCGCGATTGGGCTCAGGCGGAAGACGCGATCATCCGCGCCGGATATGAGCGCGGTGCGGCCATCCGAGATATCGGCGCTGAACTAGCTGCAATCGGTCTGAGCACGTCGACCAGCAATATATCCTCTCGAGCCCACTCGCTCGGCCTCATCAGCGCCAGCGCAGCTATCGAATGGCGCGATCGCGAGGATGAGATCGTTCGCGATGCCTATGCGCGTGAAGTGCGCATCATGGACATATCAACGCTGCTCGCAGCGGAGGGATTTCGCCGCAGCCGTCAATCGATCCAGATGCGCGCGATCGCGCTCGGCATCACGCGCGACCGCGTCAATTATTGGAAGCCGGATGAAGAAGCGATCGCGTTGGCCGGTATCAATTCCGGGAAAAGCACACGCGAGATTATCGCCGATCTTGCCGAAGCAGGCTTTTCTCGCGGCATTACAGGCATCACCAAACTGGCGCAACGCCACAACATCACGCGCGGCCAGAATCTGCCTTGGAGCGCCGAGGAAGAAACAACATTGCGAACAATGTATGCCGATAAAAAGCCGGTGCAGGCTATTGCCGATGCTCTCGGCAAGAGCCGGGCGGCCGTTGCCACGATGGCGAGCAAGCTCGGTCTGAAGCAACGCCAGGCCTGGGCCGACGAAGAAAAGGAGAAGCTCAGGCGCTTGCATACCGAAGGCTATAAACTCGTTGATTGCGTCGCGGAATTACCGGGCCGGACGTATGCCACGGTCGCGCGCATGTCCAATTTGATGCGCTTGGACTTCACGCCAAACCGAAACAGAGCAGCATGACGTCCACCGACGATTGGTACACGCAACCGTTCGTGATCGCCGCACTTGGCGGCTGGCGAAGCTTTGATCTCGACCCCAGCTCTCCGCGGCCGCAGATCACACGCACCGCGCGCCGTGTCATCACCAAGCGCGAAAATGGGCTGCAACGTCCGTGGCGCGGACGGGTTTTCCTTAATCCGCCCTACTCCGACCCGCTGCTCGAGATGTTCCTCGCGCGGATGGCCGAGCATGGCCGCGGAACGGCGCTCCTCTTCGCGCGGGTAGCGACGGCTGCCTTTCATCGTTTCGTCTGGCAACGCGCCGACGCGATCCTGTTCCCGAAGGGCCGCTTCGACTTCATCGGCGAGGACGGCCTGAAGCATCACGGCGCGCGTGAAGCGCCAGCGCTCTGCGCCTACGGCCGCGAGGATATGGATATACTGGCCGTCTGCGGCATCAAGGGCCAATTCGTCGCGCTGCGCTTGCCGCGATCGGTGGTCGTGTCCCTTTTTACTGCATCAGATGATGAAGAAAAACGGGACATGAGCTGGCGCGAGGTCCTCGCCGCCTATGCGGCTGAGCGGGAAAGCCCCGTAATCGAGCTGGCCACTCTTTACCGCGACTTCGCGACACATCCGAAGTCGCGCCGCAATCCAAATTACCGGGCGAAGCTCCGGCAACAGCTTCAAGTCGGTGAATTTATCCGTGTGGCTCCAGGTCGTTGGGAGCGCGTCACGCGTGACAGCCAACGGAGAACTGCATGAGTCACCCTATTCCGAACACCGCCCTGGACGATCGCCTCGCGTTCGTCGGCACGAGCGGCAGTGGCAAAACTTACGGCGCCGGCAGCGCCGTCGAGCGGCTTCTAGTCAGCAAGGCTCGTGTCGTCATTATCGATCCGCTTGGCGCCTGGTGGGGCCTTGGCATCACCTCCGATGGCAAGAACCCTTCCGTCTTCCGCGACAAGGAGAGGTTGGTGATCTTCGGCGGTGAGCACGGCGATATGGAGCTCCTGCCGAACTCCGGGGCACTGATGGGCGAAACCATCGCCGGCATGGCCGAGAGCTGCATCGTCGACCTCGAGAAGATGGGTTCCGACGCCGAACAGCGGCGCTTCGTGCTCGCGATGCTCATGAGCCTTTTCAAGAATAAGCCGCGCGACGTCCTGCTGCATGTGATTTGCGACGAAGCCGATATGTTCGCGCCGCAGATCATCCTCGACAAGGATGGTGGTGAGGCCCCCAAGCTGCTCGGCATGATGCAGAAGCTCGTGAAGCGCGGCCGCAAGCCAGGCTTCATCCCTTGGCTGATAACGCAGAATCCGGCCGGCATCGCGAAAAGCGTCCTTGGCCAGGTCGATGGCATGGTGAGCTTCAGCCTGACGTCGTCGCAGGATCGCGATGCAATCGGAAATTGGGTCAAAGGTCAGGCGAACGAAGAGCAATGGGACGAAATCTGGTCGACGATGCCTACCCTCGAGACCGGGCGAGCCCTTGTCTGGCTTCCGAGGCGGAAGGTCTTCAAGCTCGACACCTTTCCTAAAAAGGTGACGTTCGACAGCTCGCGGGCACCGAAGCGCGGCGAGCGCGTCAAGGCCAAGAAGCTCAAGCCGATCAACCTCGACAAGCTCAAGGTGCAAATCAGCGCTTATGTCGAGCAGGTCAAGGCGAGTGATCCGAAGGAGCTGCGCGCCGCAGTGGCGAAGCTCACCGCCGAGAAGACCGCCCTTGAAAAGAGGGCCGCCGATGCTGCCAGCAAGCCGGCCGACCCGAAGGAAACCAAGAAGGCCGACAAGGCCGCGATCGCCGCGGCCGAGGAGCGCGGGTTCGAGCAGGCGAAGAAGAAGCTCGACCGGAATATGGAACGCGAGCTGCATAAGCGGCTGAAATCCGTCCTGAGCTCGCTTCGAGGCTACACGGCGAAGTTCGTCGAGCAGCTCGACGGCGAGTTGGAGGCCGTCAGGTTCAGGGAAGCAAAGGCGGAGGAGATTGCGTTCACGCCATCTCCGGCCCCTCCCGTGCAACAAAAGGCCCCGCCGGCGCAACGACAGGCGTCACGCGTGACAGCCGAAGGGGGCGCCGGCGACATCGAAATCACAAAAACCCAGCAGGCCATTCTCGACGCGATCGCCTGGACTAAGTTGTTGGGCGCGAACGGCGCCTCGAAGATGATGGTCGCGTTCCTGGCCGACAGCAGCCCGAAATCATCGACCTTCGAGAAGTACATCAGCCTGCTCAAATCGGGCGGCTTTATCGTCTCGCCGAAGCCCCATTTCTATGACCTGACGGATAAGGGCGCAGCTCAAGCGGCTCAGATGGACACGCCGCCCACCCATGAAGCGATGATGGATGCGATCGCGCGCAAGCTCACCGATGGCCAGCTCGCGATCGTGCGTGGTGCCGTCGCGGTATTTCCGAACTCGATCGGCAAAGAAGACCTGGCGATGGCCGCCGGCATGTCGGCGACGTCGTCGACCTTCGAGAAATACGTGAGCCAGATGCGCTCACTCGGTTTGCTCGAAAGCCCGGCGGCAAAAACCTACCAGGCCGCCGACTGCATATTCCCCGGCGTGGCCACCGCGGCATGACGCATGCGCCTGACAGCCGCCGATCTCAGAGGCCGAAAAACCACCGGCGCCGTGCACGTGGATTACACGCGCAGCGCCTCGGCCTGGATTTACGGCCTCGAGGGGATTCCGCGGCTGAAAATTTGCGACGCGCACAGCCGCGAAGCTGGTTTCGTCCGCACTTGGTTAGTGGATGGCAAAGCATGCCGGGATCTGAATGCCGCTCTGGCAATGCTTAACGGTGAAATGTCGATCGAGGAAGCAACTGCGATGGCCGAATCTGCTCCGCTTCAGCGCCCGAAGAAGTCCCTCGCTGCACAAATCGCGGAGGTCGATTATGAGCTCGAGCAGCGCGCGGATGTCTATAAGCGCATCGCCAGCAACAACCCTCAGCGCAAGTCCGAGCTCGAGCTTCACGTCGAAACCATGAAGGCGGTCCGCGAGACGTTAATCTGGTTGCAAGAAAATGAACTGATCATCAAACAGAGGATGGCACCATGACTGAAATGACTTCCGGCGTCTCAGCCGAAATGCCGCGATATAAATCGCACAAGACGGTGCACGCGCTGAAGATCAAGAATGTCGTACTGCATCATCCCGAGAAGCCATCGACCGGCGCGACAATCACGCCGGAGGATGTCGGCTACGCGCCCTTCGAGGTCGACCACGCCTACGTGGACAAACACAGTCCGCAGATCGGCGGCTACTACGTGGTCTATGACGACGGCTACAAATCGTTCTCGCCGGCGAAGGCCTTCGAGGAGGGCTATACGCGGATCTGATGTCGCGCGCCTATATTCGAAAGCTTGAACGAAAATAAGGAGGTGGGGCAGTGGCGTGGAAAACAAAACGCGGCAAATGGCCTTGGAGAGAGTTTTTAACTAGCGAGGAAGCCGCCATGTTGAAGCGCGCTGACGAAGCGAAGTTGGCGTGGCTCGACCTCAATCGAGAGCGAGCAGCGATCACGAATAGAGCAATTCAGCGGGCTAAATACGACGCCCGCTCAAATAAAGTTGGATAGTCAGGCGACGTCCGCCCGATCGACGCAATCAGGAGCGATCATGAGCACCACCGTCACCCCGGCAAAAAAAGCGCCCACCGTCACCGTCACGATGACGGTCACCTATTCGGCCAAGGCCGACATGACGATGGCGGAATTCACCGCGGAAGCCGATAAGGCGAATAAATTCGCCGACGAAGCGCGAAAGCTCGGCACTGTCAAAGGCTCGGTGAAGATCGGCAGCCAGAAGTTCAAGTTGTAGAGCGTCCCCCTCAAATCTCACGGAGAAAATTAACATGCCCCGACAGATTGTTATGGATCACACCGGCGACACACGGCACGAATTCAAGGCCGATGATGCAGCCGCGATCGCGCAAGCCGAAGAGCGCTTCAAGGAATTGACGGGTTCGGGCTTTACCGCGGCCGCGCGCGTTGGCGACGGGCAATCCAAGGTCATCCACAAATTCGACCCGGCCGTCGAGGAGACAATCTTCGTGCCGAGGCTGCAAGGCGGCTGATGCACCCGGCGATTACCGCCGCTGAACGCGAGTTCAATCACTTCCTGCATGGCATCGCCGATCGGCCGCCGGCGCTGCATGACCTCTCATGCGTACGCGATCACTATAATTTTTATGTTGTGTTCAGAGCGAGATTCAGCAACGGCACCGAAATCGCCTGGCGCGTAGCCGAAGCCCAGCTGGATAGCCATCCGAGTATATTTAACGACCATCGGCTGAGCGGTGATCGAGAGCCCACGCTCGACCGCTATTTTGAGCGCGAGCTGCGAAGTCTTTATTCCCGTTGCTTCGAAAACCATTTAATGGGCGCCCAGTACCGGGTCATGCGTGAGGCCGCAGATTACGCCGCAATGACCATCGGCGACGTCGAGCTTGCGCGAGAATGGCTGCGCAATGCGCGGGCGCTCGAAGATCACGCGCGCATTCATCATCAACAGCAGCTCTTACCGCCCATGAATTACAGCGGCGTCCTGTTTAGGGAGGTCGATGATCTTGAGGGCGTGCGCGTCGAATATGCTTCCAGCAGGCTTGTGGAAGCCACCCGCGCTCAGAATTTATATAATACCTGGCGTTCCGAGGCGCTCCAGAATTTTTCCCGTGAAAATCTATTCATGACCTATATGGGCCTCGACATGGGCCTGGACCTTGGTGATGAGGCGAGCCGGGAAAAGGGCCTTAAGCTTTTGAAGGAGTGGCTATCGTCCGAACAGCTCAAGCAATATGAGAAGCAACAGAACTTCGACGTCATCGGTTCCGACACGGGAAAGCGCTACCGGATTCGCCACGGGCACCAGATGAACATCGACGAGATCGATGTGCGCGATCGCAAAGTTTGCGGATGGTGCTTTCTGCCCGAAGGCGCACTCGTTGCCGGCGACGTCATGCTCGGCCAAAAGATCGCGCTCGAAAACTTCGAGAAGAAGGCGCTGGCGCTTGCAAATCGTTTTTAAGCCAGGCCGCCGACCCAGCCCTCTACTTTGTCTTCATGGAGCAAAGCGATTCGCACAGGGCCACCGCATCCGGGCCTTGAACAATTAAGGCCGGACTCGACCTGGTCCAGGTAGAATTGGTCGAAGGCTCGATTGCCCTGCAATTTTCCGGCAGTTGTCGTTCGAGCGCAACCGCATCGCTTGCAGACAATTTCAATCTCTGTGCGGCCATCAAGATCGCTCAGCTTTAGATCGTGCTTCCAGGTCATCGTGGATCGCCTTTTGCGAGACGCTGCCCTCCACAATCCCCCACATTATACCACCCTCGCCCGAGCCAATAGGAAGCCCCACAAGGCCCCTTCCTCGCCGGAGGCCCGCGGTACATCCGGCATGTATTTACGCGAAACTGGCTGGGCGCTGCCCCGGCGCGCGGGCAAAAAAACATCGATCCTCCGAAACGCCAAAAAACCGCCGCCAGCCCGAGGGCCAGCGGCGGTATAGTTTGGATGAGCCCGCGTGGACGGGCAGTTACCGGCCTCTCGGCCGGATCAGAGATCAGATCCCGCCGTCAGGCGGATAAAAGCAGGTTTCGAGCTCGCCGATCGCGAAAAGCGTGGCCTGCCCGCCGGGCGCATGCTCGCCCCAATGGATGATGTCGGTCGGGATGCGTTTCCACGAGCCGTCCGCCAGCTGCCATTCCCAGGCATCGGCGCCATCGATCTTGCTCACCCGGAATCGCGTCTTCACGATGTCGCTATGAGCGCAACATGAAGCGAAGTGCAGCCGCGGCCGCGATGCGAGCGTCGTCTCCGCCTTGGCGTACCAATCCTGCACCTCGGGGGGGGGCAGACGCGTATTCGGGCTTCCAGTGCGCATCCGCCGGCGCCGGCGTTGTCGCGAGCATCATTGCCGCAAGCGCGACCGATGGCAGCTTGATCCAGTTTCTCACGCCAATCGCGAGCAGCGTACCCAGCCCAGTGACGACCAGCACCACCAGCGTGCTCAAGGTTTTGCGGCGGATCGTATCGCGCGCCACCATCATGTCGCTGGCGAAAGTGAAGGTCTTTTGCAAGCGCTGTATCTCTTTCGGTTCGGTGATATCGAAACCGATAGTGAGAAAAAAACCGTTAAGGGTTTCCTTGGCCGCGCGCGTCGCGGCTTCGGTCGCTGCCTTGGTGGCGACGCGCGCCAGCGATTGATGCATCTGCTCGATCTGAGCTCGATCGCCATGCGGCACTGAGATCTCGGCCGGGCTTGTCGTTCGTTTCGCCATTATCGAATCCCGTCAGAAGTTTTGCGACGTGCCGCCCTGGCGGTCCATGATCGCGTTCTGTTGTTCTTGCGGGAGCTGCCCGAACGGGATCGAATCCTTGATGACGAATTCGACCAGCCCTACCGCGAGACCACCGAACCCTGGAACAAAAAGATTGATGGCGTCTGCGGCGATCGTCTCGAGCGCCGGCGCGATCGCGGCCTCGATCTGGGCCGTGGTCTGACCATTGGCACGACCTTCGTAGATCTGGGCAACGACCTGGGCGGCCGATTTGATATCGGCGACGCTGACCGCTTTGCCATTCGGTAGTACAAGCAGCCTTGAAATATCGATCGACAATTTATCGCCCTCCTTGCGCCAGACTGCTGCAACAATGATGGCGGCGCCGCGGAACAGCGCCGCCATCAGTTTTTTCAGCATGTCAGGACCCTGCCGCCACGATGGTAGTGGCGTTCTGCAACGCCGTCTTGGCCGATTGATAGGAATTCCAGATCGCCAGCCCGAAATTCACGGCCTGCGCTAGGGTCGGTGGCTGAGATGAATCCAGCTGCGCATTGTAGGTCGCGCACGCCGCCGCCGCCGCGACCGCGGCATCGTTCGCCTGGGTGAGCGCGGCCTGAACCTTCGGGCTCGGATTCGAGATCGAGGTGGTGAAGCTCGCAAGGTTTTGTTGGACACCCGGCACGATGCTGCAGCTCAGGCTCACCGCCTGCTCGGCATCGGCCAAAACAATCGGCGCGTTCTGTTTGACCTTGGCGATGAACGCGGCGATCTGCGCCTCAACCTGCGAGACGTCTGCTTGGAAGGATGCCTGAAGAGTCTGGAAGTTGCAGGCCGAAAGCCCGAGCGCTGCCGGCGCGAGGATCGCGAGCAGTATGAGCTGCTTAGTCACTGCGGTGCTAACGGCCGACTGACCGCTGGCGATGCGCTTGGCGACATGCGACCATATGCCGACGGCAATGCCAGCGGCCGCCACCTCGAGCGCGGTCTCGGTCGCGGGATCGAGAATGCCCGCGAGCGGCGGATATTTTGCGATCAGCGCTGCAAGGCCTGCCGCCACAAGTCCACGGACATAGCCGCCGACCTTATCGGCGTTGATAAACTGAGTGATCAAAGTCCAATCCACGCAAGCCTCCCATGAGTTGACCCGGACAGCCGGCCGGGCACGGAAATCTAAAGGTGGTCAGCGGGGAATGATCCCGCGAACTCTCGCTAGCGATGTTCTGTGAGTTCTGAAAACGACGTCCCACAGTGCGGTGGTAACGCCGAAATTCACTTTGTCGTTTCGATGATGCAGCGCGTGCCGTCGCTTGGCAGGAAATAGCCAGCCGCCTTCGACGATGGTCGCGTAATGGAAGAGCGTATGCGCTACCGAGTAAGCGATGTAGCCGGTCGAGAAACCGACCATGAACGCGCTGCTCTTAAATCCCAGCACCAGCCAAAAACCGACATAGGCAGCAATTGTCGCGAGCGGATGGACTGCGATGTATTCCTTCTGGTGCTGGTGATGCAGCCCATGAGCCTGCTTGAAGAACCAGATGCGGTGCGCGACCCAGCGATGCGTCGCGTATTCATAAAATGTCCAGGCGAAGACGCCGGCGATGAACAGCGGCGGCCACCACACCGAGGCGCTGTGATAAAGCGAGACACACGCGAGCGCGATCGTGACGGGAGGCGTGATGAAAAAGTCCGCGAAATATTCCCGCCTCGTAAGACGGAAAAACGCGAGCGCCCAGTCGCTCATCACGCAGCGAACTCCCAATCGACCGTCATCTCGCCATAGGCGGGATCTCCAGGATTGACTCCGAGCGCTGCAAACACTGCCGGCGTCATGTCGATGCCTGCATGATTGCCCGACTGACTTTCGGCCTGCGGCCGCGATGCGCTCGCCCAATACTGATCGTTGGTGTTGTGCGGCCCGACGTCGACGACGGCGCAAGTGACCGATTGATTGCCGCCGTAGACCGTCACCTTCGGCGGCGTGCGGAAACGAAATGGCAGCGCGACACCCGGCTGGTTCGGATCGACATGGCCGCCATAGGCGCTTGCTTCGCTATCGCCGGCACCACCGAAGCAGGTCGCGACGATATTATGCTGGCGCGGGCCCATGCTCACGGAGCTGGCGATCGCCGGTACTGCGGCCGTAGATGGCGCGGGCTGCGCAATGGCAGATGAAGGCGTGGCGCCCCCTGTCCATTCTGCGGCGAGCCGATCGTAGCCGCTATCGCAGACATTGAGATCGAGGCCGTTGACCGGAATGCCCGGGACGGAATGTGGCAGCGGGCCCGCACCATCGGCGGAGCATTGCCATAGCGAATATCGCGACCAGGGCAGCGGATGGCCATTGACGTCGACGAGACGCGCGACCAAGCCGTATTCGGAAAGCCAGAACGGATGCAGCGCCAAGAAGTCACGCGTGCCCTGGTCGGCACCGGTGATTAATTCCTTGATGCGATTGCCGCTATAGATGCCGAAGCGGCGCTCGATGCCACATATTTCGGAAAGCGCCGCATCGCCTTGCCGCAAATACTCCACGCATTGTGCCAACGTCATTTCGCTGTGCGTATTGTCTTCGAAGTCGAGCACGCAGAACGTCGCCTTATCCGGCTGCGCGGCCTTCATGAAGAATTCGACCTGCTGCGATACAGGGTCGCCGGTATTGAAATCGTAGGCGCCCCAAAGAGGAACGCCGGCAGCGGCGGCCATGTTACGTCGCGCGGCATAGAGCGGGTCGGCCGAGACGACGCCCTGGGTGGCCTTGTGAATGATGCCCTTGATGCCCGCGGCCGCGGCCTGAATGAAGCCGTTCGGTTCGCCGGGCCGATCGCCGATCACGCGGTCGCCATGGAAAATATCAGCAACGATCGGGTTCATGACTGTTACTCCAAAGAAAAAGCCGCCCGGAGGCGGCTTGGGGAAAGGCGATAGAGTCGGGTTGTATTATTTTGAGATGACGCCTATCGTTCCAGCTATGTTAAAAAAACGCATTATCATTAAGCTTTTCGGAGTTGTGCTGGCGGTAGCGGCGGCGCTCGTTCAGGATAGTTTTTTTATTCCATTGGGCCTTGGATCTGCCGCTTCCGCATTGCTTTTTTATTTTTAATCCGCGCCCTTTCGGCCGTCCAGAATATCTACGGCGATCAAAAAGAAACGAAAGGGCTGCTTGCCTTACCACGCTGCAGCCACGCTTGGGCGCGATGAACTGCCACCCACCGGCGTTGCCGTGATGGTCAGGCTTGTCGTTGTCGTCAGAGCATCCGCGCCAGAATATGACGTGAAACCGTCCATATTGCTGTTCTCGTATTCCTTGGTGGCGTTTGTCCATGTGTAGCTTCCCGTGCTGTCCACCTGCATGTGGGCCACGGCGAAGCCGCCCTTGACGGTGGTGAGCGCCAGGCTGGCGGGATTGGCAGTGCTCGATGCTGTTCCGACCGGGGTTGCCGAAATGCCAGTCGCGGACCACACTCCAATGCTGCACTTCTGCGTTGCGCCAGTGAAGGTAACGACGATGGTGGCCGTCGTTCCTGTCGGTACCAAAGCAATGTAGATGGCTGCTACGCTATTGCCGGCAACCTGCGAAACGACCGGCGTCGCGGTGACACCGCCAATCGTGACTGATGCTACGGCTGACGGCGTTGCGGTGCCGGCGATACCGACGATGACATATCGGTTGGCGGCTGCTGTCCCAATAGCGAGGGAACTAAAAGTAAAGGGGCTTGTGCTGCCAGCAGTAAAGGTGGTGGTTTGATAGGTCAGAACCTTGGGCGCGATCGATAGCCCCGGACCAGGAAACATGACGCTCTGCGCGGACGCCCCGCAGGCAATGGCGAGCGCCAAAAAGCATAAAACCGCAGCGCGCTTCATCATCGGATGACGCGCCAGTTCAGTGTCACCGCACCCGGTGTGATCGACGCGGCAGTGTTATTGCAGACCTTGAAATTCACGGTGTTCGTCGTCGGGTATGGAATGATCGTGAGCATGCCGGTGGTCAGCGGGATGTAGCCGGTCACCGCTGTCGGGTCGCCGTTGAACGAAACTTCGATTGCGTCCGTAGTAGCTGCGCCGGTCGCCGTCGCGGTCTGGGCGGAGGAGCATGCCGCCGATCCTACAGAGGTGGTGTTCAGCGTAAGGGAGCCGCTGGCTATCGTCTGTGAGACGCCGGCTGGAAGATCGGCCGTGACCATGGCGCGGAAGCCCGGCGTCGTCGCGCCACCGCTGCTCGGGCCGGCGAAGATAGTATTGGCGCTTTCATTCGAAAGCGTGATCGCCAAAGTGCCGGCACCGGTGATCGGCGACCCGCCGACTGAAAATCCGGTTGGCACTGTCATGGCCACGCTGGTGACCGTGCCCGTACCTGCGACGCTGATCCATGTCCCGTTATCGCTGAGAACTTTTCCGGTGGCTGATCCCGGATTCGGCACGCAGCCATTCACGGTCGCGCTGAAAACATTGCATAAAGTAGTCAGCTGCGTGGCCGTGAGCGCGATTGGCGTGCCGCCGGCAATGCTGCCCAGGACGGTATTCGCACCAAGTGTCGGCAGATTCGTGAGGCCGACCTGACCGGTCAATGTCGATGTAGAAAGCGCGATCGTAAAGCCAGCGCCCGTGCTGCCTACCGTGAGCGTTCCAAGGCCCGTGATGCCGGTGTAGGAGCCTGACACTTGCGCGCTGGCAATCGTGCCGCTGATGTCGGTGAAGGCCGGCTGCGCAAAGGAAATAACGCCCGCGGCGCTGATTGCATTGGCGAACTGATGGGCCGAGGCTGTGGCCGCCACCACTGTCGTACCGATGACCCCGCTCGCGTTCTTGTCGTGGAAGCGAAGATCGGTGCTATCCGACCAGATAATATCCTTGCCGGACGCCGGCGTGGACGGAGCCGCGATATTGGAATGAAGGATATTGCCGGCTGCAGTCGTACCGGAAGGAATATTCCCGAGCACCGTTACGCAGCTGCCGGCCGATTTCGCCGCGTCTCCGGTATATGCCGGCGTCTGCGAGCAGCCGAGTGATCCGGAAAGATTTGAAAATCCAGGCTGTGACTGATGCGGCAGGCCCGCCGTGTCGATATAGGCAATCCAGTTATTCGCCAGCGACGTGATCGAATTAACGCCACCGATCGTGCCTGCAGCGGCCGGCTGCAAATTCAGATTGCCGCCGCCGACCGCAAGACCTGTACCGAGCTGCACGGCGCCCCAATTCGAGGCCCCGCGGACCAGCAGCATGCCGTTGGTCGAGCCGAATGCCCGATCCAGCATGGAGGTGAGACTTGCGGGCTGCGCAAGACCTTGGCTGCCGTTCGGGTTGCCCCAGACCTGGCCGGAGCCAAGTTGGCCAACGCCTTGCCCATTCGCGGACACAAAAAAGCCGCCCAGGAAGGCGGCGATCAGTCCGAGCCTTAAAAGTTTTCTCATGGCGAGATGTACCATCCACCGGTAGCGATCGGGACGAGATTGAAGCCGCCGTAATTTGAATTGACCGGAAGGGCCGCGAGTCCATCGATCATTTCGCCGGCGCCGGGCAATATCGTGGCAATCTTTGTAGGGTCCCCACAGACCCCCGCAAAATCTTTGATGACGATAGGGACGCCATTTCTGGCTGCTGCTGCCGGCAGCTGAATGTTATGCGCGGCCGGAATGAGCTTATCGATCAACAGGACCGTTTCATTCGTGACGTTATAAGTGCCCGCGGCGCTGTCGTAAGAAGGCGTTGAGACATTGGCCGCCGCGGCCACGTCAGCGAGAGTGAGCTTGAAGAATGTTCTCGCCGCGCTGTCGTAGGCAATCAGAAAATCGGAGGCGAGCGCGGCTGGCGCAGGGACGACATAGGCAAGTCTGTCGATTGAAAAACCGACGCTCCAAATTCCATTCGCCTTCTCGAGTGTAATCGGACCAGTCCCGACGACAAGAGCCGGGAACGGCGCCGTTACGTTGATGCGAATGCTTGCTGGCAACGTCATGTCGTGACTAACCCGTCGAGGATGGGAAGGCGGCCGCGGAACAGCTGGCGCACGTCGACGCCGTCAAGGCTCGCGAGGGTGCAGCCCACTTCATAAGTGCCTCGCCGAAGACAGCGCATCTGTGTTTCGGAGAAGTAGACCTGGAACACGCCGGTATCGAGAAGCGTAATCCCGTTGCCGATCGAGGCCTTGAGTGCCGGACCTTCATTGCCGACACCCCAATCGTAAAACGAAGACCCGTACCCGGAGCTTACGTGATGATGACCGGTACGCCGCACTTCGAACTGAATTGAGACAAGCGGATTGCCCTCGTCATCGGCAAGCGCGATCGGGTCATCGGTATCTTCATCGTTGATCTGGACCGGCAGCGTCCAGCTTTCCCGATTGGTGAGCTGCGGGAAAAGAACAGGATTTTGATACACGGCTCAAAGCTTCCAGAACCATGTGCCGAGCACGAATGGCGGCATTGTATTGTGAGCCAAATTGCCACCAGTATCTGCATTCGCGACGGTGATGCCGGTTGCTGCCATTGATGAATCGTAAGCGGGCGTACTGGCAGGAGTCCCTTGCCCCTGATTTTGTTCTGCTAGTGGACCGATGAATGCGCCGACCACATTATTGGTGACGGTCTGCTCATGTTTGTGCCCCGGATCAGTGACTTGCGGGACATGGGTGTGCGCCGGCATCTCGCCAACGGCGAGTGCATGTGTCGCTTCTCCGCCTGATGAGCCGGCATGCGTCGCGTCGCCGTCGCCGAAAGGAACGCCGGCGAAGACGCCCTTCGCTACGTTCCCCATGTCATCGAGGCCGAACGGCGTGGCACCGCGCATGTCGAGTAGAGTGATTTGCTTATTGGCGTTGAAGTCAGCGAGCGCTGTGCCACCGCGACCACCAACGACCGGACAGATCGCATCCGGATAATTAGTCCAGATAAAAAGAAACAGCGCCTGGGTGTCTGCATTGGCGCGTTCCGAGGCGCCCGAAGTGGCTGAGCCGATGGTGCGCGCATTCATGCGCACCCAGCCCGCGATTACGTTCTCGATCGGCTGCCATTTCACATCGCCGGTCGAAGAGACGGTGGTGGGATCAACCGGTGTCCCACCTCCTCCGCCGGCGGAAGGCCCGATCGAGGGCACTTGCGGGTAATCGAAACCGCCATTCGTGGTGACGCCGGTCGAGTCGGTAAGACGCACCCGATAGGTGCCGTCATCGACGAAGAAAAGCGGAAGACGGCCGCTATCATCGGCCTCCATCGGGTTTTTACCTGGAATGATGAGCCCGATGTCCTGGAACACGCTGGCCAGTGTCAATGTGCCCCCCTGGAATACCGTCAGGATGGCACCGGCCAGCGGCTTGCCGTTCATGTCGTGCTGCTGAGCGTTGCAGACGCCTGGAAACGTACCAGCCATGGGGAAATTCCAATAATTAGGGAGGCGCGGTGAGCGCGCAGCGTGCTAAGTTTGGGACGAGACTCAGCGTCGTGTGGGAGCCGTCATTGTCCGCTGTCGGAGTAAGAAGGATGCTCGGTATGCTCCAGCGTTTCTTCCGCGCGACCCAGCGTGCCCTGAAGCACCGCCGCAACGCCGGCAGCAGCCCGACCGGGACCGATATCGTGAGCGCCGATCCGCGAAGCTGCGCCCGTCGCGCGCCTCAGCGCATTGAAATAGACCGGCGAGGAAGCAACCACCTTGACGCCTTTCGCAAGGACGGCCGGATCGTCCGAAGCGAGCATTTCGCCGACGCGGCGAGCCACACGTTCGTCGATTATCTTTGCGCCGTGACGAACCGCCCCATAAGTGAGCGCGGCAACGATGATATGCGTCGGGTTGAAGTCATGTTCTTTGACGCCTTCAAACGTGGCGACGGCGCCGCCGGCGAGACCCATTTCGGTGAGCTGACGCGCAGTGGTGGAATTTCCCAGCGCCTTGCGCGCATGGTCCACGACGTCCTCGATCCGCAAAAGGGCCTCGAGCTGATCGGTTCTTCCCGGCCCGAGCGCAAGCTCGATCTTCTGCCGTGCAGCGCTATTATTGAGGAAGATCGAATTGAGGACGTTTCGGCTATCGCCCGTCCGCTCAATCTTGTCCGCCAGATCGGAAGCAAAACCCCGCGCGAATAGTTCGCGCTCCGGTGCCGACATTTTCGACAGCGCTCTTCGCACCTCCGCGATCGGTGCATTCATCATTACGAACTTGCGTCCGGCATCGAGCGCATTCTCGGCGCCAAAAAAAGACGCTGCCGTTTGACGTGCTTTGCCGAATTCGGGAACAAGCCGATCGAGTTCCGCGCGCAGCTGCGCATGTAATCCCTTGAGGGACGCCGCTTCCTCTTTGCGTCCCGTGCGGCTCGCCGCTTCCGCCAGATCGCGCAATTCTCGCTGGGTGTAATCCCAGAACTGTAGATTGGGATAGGTCGGAACGCCTGTCGGCCCTTTGTTAAAAATCAGCTGGCCGTCAGGCGTGACTTTCGCGGTTGGCCGGAACGCACCCATGCCGTCATTGATGGCGCGGTCCTTGCCGCGGGTCACAGCGCCGTTGATGGCGGCCTTGACTGAAGGGCTGCCAGTGAGCCGCTCGAGCTCTGGTGACCAGATCGGTTTGTCGCCGGCGGCATAGGCCTTCGCATAAAGCGGCTTGTTCACCTTGCGCGCGACGGCCGATAAGGCCTCGGCATCATCCGCGGCGTGACCACCCCCCGTCAGATTTCTAATGAAGCCTGCGATGCGCGGCGATTGTTGCTCGAACCGTGATTGCGTCATCTCGGTCAAGGCCTGTCGGCCTTCCGGAGATGTATTGGCCGAGCTGCGCGCCAGGGCGCGCGTACGTTCGCCACCGGTATCAACGATTGCGCGTGGCGTGCCAGCTGCGTTGCCAGCCGCGATCTCTTCCGGCGTTAAGGCCGCCCCCTGATTTTCAAAGTCGGAAGCGAGCGCGCCTGCGACACGGCGACCCGCTTCGGCGTCGACGTCACGGGTGCCGCGCGCAATCGACATGACCTTAGACGCGCCTTTACCTAAAAGCTCTGCCCCGGTCGATCCGACGGTGCCAAAGGCGCCCCCCGTCACCGCGCCCTTTCCTGCATCGGTTACGAGATCAGCGAGATTGTCACCTTCGCTGAGGCCTTCGCCCGTTCCGAAAAGCGCACCGCCGCCAGCTCCAACCGCCATGCCGCGAGCAATGCGGGGAAGTACCGTCGTTGCCTTTGCAACGGGCCCAAGGACGCCCATTGGCGTCAGAAGCGCCCCCCCTAGTTGTCCCGCGAGATAGGCGGTCGGGTGTTGTTCTTGGGACAAGGTTTGCTGATCGAGTGCGTCCTTGCGCCCCTTTTCGTAAGCGGCCTGCACATCCGGATCGGGATGATCGGAGAAATAATTATGCAGCAGCCGCGCCGCACCCACGACGGGACGGATCGGATTGATATCGACCTCGTCTTCGTTTTTCGCTTCGCTCGGCATTCCCGATGCGCTGGCGAGCCCGGCGATCGCCGGCGCTGCGCCGAACGTCAACGAATTGAGAATACCTCGCGAGGCCGCTTCCCCCGTCTCTACCTCGCGCTTGGCGGGGGCGGGTTGGGTTGAACCAGGCGCGCCAGGCGGCGGCTGGTCAGGAAACGCCGACCATGCGTCTCCCTCGCTCGATGCTTGCTTTTCGGCCGGTTTTTGTTCAGCGGCTTTTGCCGGCGCGGTGGTTGCGGCCGGCGCATCGGGGAAAGCGGCCCACGGATCATCTTGCGGTGCACCCGCGGCAGGCGCTGGCGCCTGAGTCTGCTGAACAGCCGGCTGCGGCGCTTTATTGATAACGATGCGAAGCGGTTGCCGAGGCGCGCCGTCGCCGAATGACGGCAGATTGATCGGCGGCAACGCCGGATCGTTGCTAGAGCCGTAGGCAATATCTGGCATTAGGGCACGTATTTAATCCGGCCGTCACCGGTCTTGAACGGTGTGCCCTTGGGCAGCTTCGCCGCTGCCACGGCTTGCGGGCTCGAGAAGATGGGAGGCGCGATCAAGCGCGGATCAGCGAGCTCTTGTGGCGTGAACAGCGGATGATCGGCATTCCATTTCCGCAGTTGTATGTTGAATTGCGGATTGAGATGACCGCCGTTGTAATTGTTCGCCATGTCGGCGATCTGCTGGGCACGCGACGCCGCTCGGAAACCCATCTCGGTGAGTAGCCGGTTCGCCGCGATCGTGTTGTCCGGGTTCTGCGCGGCCTTTTCCATCAACGCGATCTGCGACTGGAAGATGCGCGTTGCGCCACCGCTTGCCTGCGTCTCAGCCTTGAGCTGCGCGACCTGGTCGAGGATATTGGCCGCCATGACTTTGCGGAAGCCTTCTTGCGGCAGCGCCTGGTTGGGATCTCCGCCAAGGGCAGCGACTGCGCGCTTGTAGGCCAGCGTTACGCCCTCGCCGGCGCCCGAGTAGAAATCCGGGCTATTCATCAGCGATCGCGCGAGCTGCAGGTGCGGCATCATCGAGGTGGCGGCAGCGCCCGCGGCATCGAGGCCTTCCGCCATTTTGCCAAAGCGCTTGACGTCGTCCTTGGCCTCTTCCTTAGAGCGCTCATAATCGAGAACGCTCTGATTTGCGCCACCTGCATTCTTTTGCTCGGGCGTGAGTGACGAGTTCTCCGCAGTAACTTCTGCCTGTTTCTTTCCGCCCGCGGTCGCCGCTGTCCAATCCTGAAACGTCAGCTTGCCGCCCTGGTCAGTGTATTCCTTGTATGCCTTCTGCTCGGGCGTGAACGTACGGTTTGCCGTATCGACAGTGTAGTCACTCGGATTCGCATAACCTGATGCCGAAGCGTTCTTCTGCTCATTGGTCGGCTCGCTCGCTTTTTGCAAAGCGGTGGCGATGCTGTCGGCCCTTTTCTGAGCTGCTTCCTTCGTGTTCGCCGGAATGCCCGGCATCGCGGCAATGCCGGTCAAATAGCGGATATAGTTACCAGCTGCAGCCGGTCCGAACTTCTGCACCCATTGCGTCGGCACCAAGCCGCCTAGCGTTGGATCGGAAAGCGCCGCTCCGTTCGGCGCGGCCGTCTTGCTGCCCGCGGATTGCGCCGGCGCCGGCGAGGCTATGCTGGGAGCGGGAACTGTCGAGCCATCGCCGTTTGCGTCATCGGTCGCCGACGCATCGGATTGAGCTAGCGCAGGTGAGCTCTTAGGTTGGGTAGCGGTCTTATAGGCGAGAATCTGGCGCGCGACGCTCTGCGCGATTTTCGGATCGGTGATCGGCGCGTTCGGATCAATGTTGAGCCTCTTCGCAATCGTATTGGCTACAAATCCAGCCTTCTCGTCTGGAACGCCATTATCCCCGATCATGGTCATAAGCGTATTTTGGCCGTTATCGCCATTGCCCGAGACTTTCGGCGCCGGCGCGCGCGGCCCCGTGACGGGTGCATTATTGGCACCTGGTGCCGGGAGATTGGCGCCATCAGGTATGCCATGAGGCGGAACGGTGACGCCTGGGGGATTATTGTCTCCGGGAAGATTGCCCGTCGTCATATTTTGGGAGGCTTTGGCCCCTTCAATAATTCCACGACGAGCGACGTCGGCATTGGCGAGTGTGACGCCCTGGCTCGTATCGCCGAGCTGGATCAGCTTCGTTGCCATCGCCCCGTAATCCGGCATGTTGGTGCCGGGGATCATCGGGACGCCGCCCTGAAAAGCAGTGCGCAGAGACTGCTGATAATCCATATCGCGCTGCTTCTGAATTTGCCCCTGGATGGCATTTGTGATGCCGCCCGGGCCGCCGAAATTCAAAAGAGGCGCGGAATAGCTCGCACCACCTGGCGCGTTCACCGCTGCGGGAAAATCAGGCATTGCTTAGAGCCCCAGAAGTCCAGCGATACCGTTGGCGCCCCCATTGACCAGGGCGGCCGCACCGTTTCCAGCGCCCTGCGCGATCGAGCCGACGCCATTGCCGATGCCTTGTATAAGGCCGCCCACGTTCTGACCGATTTTCTGCGCTGCACCGCCGGCGGTCTGCCCCATGTTTTGCAGATCCGTGGCGATCTTGCGGAAATCGATCTGGCCGTTTTGTAGTTTCGGCAGAAATCCCGCGGCCTGCTGAGGCTGCTGTTGCGGCTGCTGCTGTCCAGGGCTTGCCGCCTTGAAGTTCAAGAGCGGTGCGCTGTAATTCGGCGCCGGTACGGTCTCGGGAAACATGGGGCGCTCCGATCAGAGGAAGCTGGTGAGCAGATTGACGAGATTGCCGGATGCCGAGAGGCCCGCGAGATCGGCGTTGGCATTGGCGTTGCCGATGCCGGTGTTCGTCGAATAATCGAGAGACGCAAGGTTATTGCCGGCGGCGCTTTGCGTCTGGGCGAGCGAGGTATCGACACCTGCCGTGCCCGCCGCGGCCGCGGTCGAGCCCTGCAGGAAGGGCTGCAGATTCGTCAGGTATTGCTGCCAGGTATTATTGGCGAGGCCGGTCGTATAATTATCGAGCGCGACGTCAGTGTTGCCGGAATTGAGCGCTCCGGTCTTCGCTTGGTTGCGCAGAACATTCTCCGTGCCCTGGTTGAGCGTGAACTGATAGCCGGGGTTCGTCTGGAAATTATTGAGCGCGGCTGCGTAGCCGGCAGCACCATTTGCCCCGGTCGCGTTGGCATAAGCAGTTTGGCCAGCCTGGTTGGTCGCAAGATTTGTCGCAAAAGGCGCGAGCGCGGACGTTAACGAGCTCGTGGCCTGCGAGAGGCCGTTATTGATATCGGACGTGCCCTGCTGCTGCGCTTGTGTCAGCCCCTGGATCTGGGCTTGCGCCGCGGCGTCTTGATCGCTGGTGCCAAAAATATCGAACAGACCCATGACGCGAGGCCTTCCGCTTGCAGAATGAATTGTGAAGTTGGTGACTAGTCTTGCGAGGTCGCGATCAGTTGAGCGATCCAGCTACAGCGCGTTTTGCAACACGATCGATAAAGCCGCGCTCGAGCGCGCCGGCGTTGATCAGCCCCAGATGTTGCTTGAGATAGATCGAGGCGAGCGCGGATGTTATTGCACCGACGTCACCTCGATGCCGTGAAAGCTTAATGGCGATATCGGCGTAACTTTCGCCTAATGCATAGTCCTTGGCATCATCGCCCGATGGCGTCACATGCCAGAAGTCCCAGGCGCGCGGATCGGAAGCGTCTTCGACTTCTTCGAGGCGCGCTACGAAAGGGGGAATTTCTGGCTCGTCGGTACGACCGTTCATGCGCTCGCGGTCTATCATGGAAGAGGACCTTTACGATAGCTTGTAAGGCGTGATGATCAGTTTCCATTTCGATGGCGTAATGTTGGTCCCCACAGCAGTGCTCTTGTCCAAGAGGAACGGGGCGGCATTTGCCAGAACGGCGGTTAGATTTACTGGGCTTGCAATCACCGCGGCGTATATGCCGATGGCGCTCATGTTCACAACCTGATCCCCAATGGAGTAGTTTAGTTCCGCCGATAGACATTGAAACACAAACGACAAAAATGTTGGTTGTGCGCCGAGGGCATGCGCTTGCGTAACAATGGCGCCGTTTACCCAGGGGTTTTTTACCAACGGCGTGCCAGCCACAAGCCGTCCAGACTGACTAGGTAGGCCGGTTAGCTGCGAGCCATCGACCGCGGGAAGCTTGTCGCCTGCATCGAGCGCCACGACTTCGCCGGCAGCGGTCCCCACATTTGCGAATGCAGCACTCCCGAGCGGGAGGCCATTCTGCGAGATGGCGGGATAATCGAAGACCGCGCCATTGAGGAGCGTGCGGATCAATTTATCGGCCGCCGCGAAATATTCGGCGTAAGCCTGTGTAGCCTCACCACCAGGTGAAGCGATCGGGATCTGCGGATAGGGCGGCAGCGGCTTGAGCTTGGGAGGCAAAGCCATCAGTTCGCCCGTGGATTGGCGCTCATCGTTGAGCCCATGAACGCGGCATAGACTGGATCGGTGATGTCAAAGCGCCAGCGCATGCCCTGCGGCCCAGCAAGAACGTTCGGCATGACATTTATCCGACGCTGCGAATTGGCCTGGCGGCCAAGCGCGCGGATCAACGGGTTGCCCCAAGTCACGCCATCGTCACGCGACCACGAGATCGCACAAGCCGGATCGGTCTGGTTCGCGGTCGTTCCGGCCGACATGCCCACGCCTGTGACAAAATCGAAGTCGGCGCGCGCTACCCGCATGCGATTCGGGAAGTCTACGACCGGACCGCTTTCCATACGCATTAGCATCGGAAGGCCCAGTTCGCTATAATTGGTGTCATCGATAAAGACGAGGTTGCCAGTCTGGGCATCGCCTGTGAGCCAGCGTCCGAAGGCATTCAAGCTGCCCGTGGAGCGCCAGCGCGAATACTGACCCGCGTTGAAGCTCAGACGCTCGTTCCATTTCTGGGTGTTGAGATTGATCTCCCAGGTCCATGTCGGCGACGATAGCGACCAGAACGAATGCCCGGCGTGGACGTAGCAGCTCGCCTCGAGCGTCGAAGGGTCGGTGACTGCGCGAATATCGCGGTCGACGTCGGGCGAAGAAACCTTTTGCGGTTGTAAGCCATATGCCGATTGGTAGAGCCCGGGGTTATCCGAGCCGAACATATAGACGCCGAAGTCGTCGGCGACCCACAGCACCTTGCCAAAGCCATCTTCCCATCCCGCAATCGCGGATGCTCCCAGCAATCCACGATCGATGACTGAGAGCCGCGAATAAGGAAATCCCGGCGCCGCATTGGCGGTGTCGTTCCAGATTTCGCAGGACTTCGTTTTGAAGAAGAACGCGAGGCCTTTGTAGCCGATGCCGCGGATTAGCGTGTCCTGAGCGTGGCTCTGAATTGCTTCAAAGGTGAGCGCATTCACCGTTTCGGAATTGATCTCGGAGGCGAACACGCGTCCGTCGGCGATGGTCCAGAAGAAATAGCCGTCCTGGTAGAACACCGAATTGGGTTGCGGAAGTATGCCCCCGGCATTGAACGCATTGACCGCGCCTGTCGTCACATCGAAGGCGCCATTATCGGGGTCAACGCATTGGATCTGCGGGGTTGGCGACAGCACGTTGCGCGCCCATGTCACGCGCTTGGTGCCTGCCAGTGTGCCCACCACCGTAACGGCGCCGGTATCGTCGACGGTAATGACCTTATCTTTCAGCGCGACGAACGCCAGATTGTTGACCAGGATCGAGCCGCGGTAGCCGACAAAGCCGGTGGTGGCGAATGCAGTGAGCCCCGGTGATCGCCGCCAGACGGCTTTTGCTGGGCCCGTATCACCCAGCGGCTCGCCGTAACAATTGACCAGCCGCCCTGCGCTTTCCTGCGGTGTCGCACCAGGCGCCGAACTCAGCGGCCAGCGAACTGCAACGGGCGGTCGTATTGCCATCAGAAATAAAGCGCGCGCTGGGTTTCAAAAGTTGGTCGGCCGCGCGTCATCGCCTTGAGCGACATTGCGGCAGCGCCCGTGCCGGCTGGAACGCCGAGGCCTTCCCTCTCGAGCTGAGCGGCGTCTTCGCCCACCGTGCCGAACTTGGTTTTGCATTCATCGGCGACGATCTTTGCCAGATCAGCGAAATAGGCCTGCGGAATGTTGTCGGGATCGGAGACGTAAACGATCTCGAGGCCCGCCAGCTTTGCGAAGATCGAATCGAGCTTCTCGTCGATCCGCGTGGTGTCTTCGATCTCTGGCGTTTGGCCAGCCGCAAGCGCGCCGAGGCTCTCAAGAGCCTCGAGAACCAGATCGGCGCGCGTGCGGTACTGGGACATGATCGCTTAGGCTTGTTCGGCCGCGACCATCTCGGTGCGCTTCTGGTTGAAGAACGTGGCGAGATATTCCTCGTCATCGCTGCCCCAACCGCACTTCTGGCGGAGCTCTTCCTCTTCCTTCCAGCGCAGATCCATCGCCTCGCTCTCATCGACGGTCTTGATCCAGGCCAGCGCGAAGCCGCGATACTGCTCGCTGGTGGTCGGCAGATCGGTGTTCGGGTCGTAGACTTTGGGCTTTTTGTCGCCGTCGTCTTTGGCCGACTTGACGTTCTGGTGCGGCGCCGCTTTGGCCTTGTCGGCCGGCGCGGCCTCTGGCACCTCGGTGGGATCGGCGAGCTGCTCGGCCGTAGCGCCCTCGACCTTGAACCATGAATTTTTTGAAGCCTGACGGATCAGCAGCGCGTGGCTGACCTCGATCGGCTTGTTCGCCTCGAATTTGTGACCGTGAAAGACGGTCTTGAGGCCGTCGCCGTCTTTGGGAAGGTAAGTGATCTTTGCCATGTATCCTCGCTGGTTGAAACAGGTGCGGCGCCGAGTTGCCCCGGCGCCGCGGTTGTCACGCGTGACGCGGTTGCGGCTCAGCAGCCGACCGCGGTCGATCCTTGCGGAACGGGGTAGCAGCCACCGTCATTCGGTGCGAAGTACTCGATGATGACGACAGCCGAGCCCGCCGTTGCCGGCGAGCTGCCGGTATAAGCGAGCGTTGCCCACACGTCGAAACCGCCATTACCGCCGGATTGAGTAGCGCCGTCGCCGGTGGCCACCGTGCCGAGATTGGCAGCGACGACGGTGAGGCCAAGACCTGCCGTTTGCGTATGCACGCTTTGAGCCGCCACGAGCTGCGCGCCGCCCGACGCCGTGCCGATCGCAAGCGTATCGGTCGTGGTCGAGTTGAACGCCGTGTAGACCTGTTGATAGGCGCGCACGACGAAGGCGTTGTAGGGCAGCGAGCCGACTTTGTACGAGCAGTTGCCAGCGGAAGCCGGCAGCGGGCACGAATTGAAGTTCACGACGAACCTCAAATAGTGCGTCTGTTGGGTATTGAACACGCGCGGCGAATACGTCGGCGGGCTCGTCAGCGCCTTTGCCGGCTGCGACGCGACCAGCGCGGCGCTACCGATCAATGCGAGGGCAAATGCCGCCGCGGTAAAGATACGGGTATTCTTCATGGGTGGTCCTCCTCGGACCGATTAGATGTGGGGGAACGAAAAGGCGCGGCGAGATGACCCGCCGCGCCCTGTTTCAGTCAGTCCGATCAGCTATCGGCTTTCGCGTAGACGAAGCCGGTCATGATGCCCCACTCCTTGAGGTTACCAGCCGGGTTCTTCTTGGCGATCTTGCCGATGCCGTAGGCCATCTTGACGCCCGCGCCGCGGAAGAACTGATAGTCGTCTTCCTTGAGGAACGTCGGGGTCGGCATGCGGCCCCAGCACCACGCGAGCGCGGATTGTCCGCACACGAAGACCGGGGCGATCTGGATGCCGCCGGCGCCCGCCGTCGTATAGAAGTTGGGCAGGCGGATCGAGAGCTCAGGCACTTCGCGGATGATCATGCCGTTGTAGATCAGATCCCCGTCCTGGAAGAGCGGGTTCTTGGCAAGACCGTCGCCTTCACGCGGACGAGCCTGCGTGTTGGCAGTGACGATGGTGGTGTCGGCCTGGATGTCGCGGAACGCTTCCTGACCCACGAACACCACGAAATACTCGCGGCCATTCTTGAGCTGGTAGGGGCGGATACGCGGATTGGCCTTCTTCGCCACGCGCTTGAGCTGGGTCAGGATCGTCGCGGACAGCGCCATGCCAGTGGTGACGTTCTGGCAAGACGACGCGAAGTTGCCAGCAACAAGGTTGGCCAGCCCGTTACCGAACATCACGCGATCGGCGTTGTCGGTGACCCAGGTGTTGCGCTGAGCAGCGGTCGCGGTATCAAACAAGAGACCGTTGACGCGTTGGCCGGCGGCCGAGCCGAGACCGGCCGGAGCCGCTTCGCTTGGCAGGGCGTAGAACGCGTCCACGATTTCGTCGCGGTGCAGTTCCTTACCCCAATCCTCGAGCAGCGGCTTCGCTTCGCCATAGAGGTCGATCGAAGACTTCTGCTCGTCGGCGTTGTTGAGCTTGATCGCGTTACGAGCCCAATCGATCCACAGCCGGAAGCCGTAGTTGTCGATCGGCTCTTCGTTGCCAACCAGCGGACCGGTAGCGACCGGCTGCTGCTTGAGGCGCGCGACGAGCGGAACGTTGATCTGCTCGCCGCCTTTTTTCAGATCCTGGATGATGCGGATGATCGCCGTCAGCTCCGCTCCCATGTAGGGCGAGAAGAGGTTCTGACGGATATATTCCCGCGTGATCTCCTTGCGGAATTGGATCAGTTTGTTGTTGACCTGGACGGTCGTGAGAGCCATGGCGGCTATCCCTTTTCAAAATGCCTGGGAGCCGCGGCCGTCCGGGCAATAACAAACCCGCCGTGAGGCGGGTCGGTCATTGCGTCGATCGGCGGGGCGGTTATCCCGTGGCGGACATGGCGTCTTCGAAGACGCCGCGTTCCGAATCGTCTGAGGGCGCGCTGCGTTGAGCGGATGAACCGCCGGCAGCGTCGTTCAACGATTTCGGGAGACGGGTGATATTGTTTTGACGGCCACCTTTGCCGCCGCGCGCTTCCCCGTTCAGCTCGGCTACGACTGCCTTGCGGAATTCCGGATCGGCGAGCAGCGCCTCCCGCGTGTCTTTCGCGATTTTCTCGCGATAGGCGGCGGGATCGTTACCGACTTCCCTGAGCACCTGATCCTGGCGATACCAATCGACCAGGGCCTGCCCTGGATCGGCCGATCTTGCGATGCGGCTACCGATGGCAAACTGGTCGGGGTTCTTGGGATCAAGCTTGCCGAGCGCTTCGTAGGCCCGATCGAACACTTCCTTGTGCTCGCCGCGTGCCGTTCTCATGCTCAGCTCTGCCCGGTCGACCTCGCGTGATTGCGAAAGCTTGTCGATGCGATCGAGCAAGGGCTTTTGCATCTGTGCGATGAAGGCGGCGGGATCAGAGAAAATGTCCGGAGCTTCGGTCTTGGTGTCCGCAGCGGGCTTGGCAACATCGCCTGCGGGGCGACGAGAGATTTCATCGATCCGGCCTACCGCCTGATCGAGCTTGGCACTGAGCTGGGCGAATTCGCGCTGGCCGGCCTCGACCTTAGCTTTGTATTCGTCACGCTCGGCTTCTGCTGCTACGCGCTTTTGCGTTTCCTCGCGCAAGCGCCCAGGAGGAACCCGGCCGTCCTTGTTGCCTTTATCGGCAGCAACGTCGGTCTTGTCCGCACCTTCTTTGGCAGCGAATTTGCCATCGACTTCACGATCGGGCTTAGGTTTCTTATCGCCTTCGGCTTCGGTATCGGCCTCTTCGTCTGCTTCCGCATCGCCGCCCTTCTCGGACGTCTCCGCATCGGCATCAGCTTCGGCTTCTTCCGGCTCCTCGGCTTCGACCTGGCCTTCAAGACCATCGCCCATTCCCTCGCGGGTACGGTCGCCGGTCTCGTCGTGAACGATTTCCTCGTCGTCTTTGCCAGTTGCCGCGCCAATGAACAGTTCCCTGTCCGTGGCCGCAATGGCATCACCAAGTAACGCAATCTCCTTCTCATTTTCGGTCGGCATAGTGGTCGTTCCTTTTCACGGTATCGTCGTGAGACGGCAGCCAAATGACCCTGGCCGGGGCGGGCTCGCGCTTATCGCTGCGCGCAGCGGCGACCGTTACGCGGGCCGGTCAAAGCCCCGCGCCTGTTTCGTCAGGCGCTCACGAAATGATTGGCGCTAAAACGCGCCCGGTTAGCCGCTTATTTTTTCTTCTTCTTGACGGCTTCGGCCTTGGCCGCTTCGTCTGCAGCATGCTGCGCCTTGACGACTTCGGCCGAGAGTGAGGAAAGCACTGTCGACACGCTGCGGCATATCGAGGGGTCGCCTCGCAGCGTCACGCCGGCAATGCACTGATCCAGAGCGGTCGGAAGCTGCGTGAGCAGATTTTGTGCGGCATCATTAAGAGGCAGCGAGACGTCGCGGGCCATCGCCGCCGGAGCAATGGGGAGAGCAAGTGCGATGGCGAGGATCAGCTTTCGCATCGGATTTCCTTATGCGGGTGGGTGAGCGAACGGTAGCGGGTTGGCGGCCGGTGGTGGCGTGACATTCGGTAGTGCCGGCGCCGGCGGCGCTCCTGGTGTGGGCGCCGGCGCGGTTTGTACCGGCTGGGCTGCCGTGCCGACCTGCTGCGCGCCAGTGGTGAATACTTCCAGCGCGTTAAGATGAGCTTTACTGGCGTGTTCGGCGGCGCTGGCGATATCGTTCATGGCCTTGCCGCGTTTTTCCATGGCCGCGGCTCTTGTCTCTTCGACCTCGGCCGCCATGCCTTCGAGCTCGATGCGTTTGGCGATCTGCTGCGCCGGATCGATCGGCGGCTGCATCATCTTGAGTATCTTCTGCTTCTCGGTGCCCTGGATCGGCGAGAGCTCGATCAGCACTTGCGGCGGGATCGTGCCCGGCGGTTGGTTCTTCAAGACGTCGAACGTGTCTTGCATCATCGAGACAACGTCGGGGCCCTCATCCATGATGATGTCGACATCGAGCGCGCCGAGCGCATTGACCACGGCCGGACGCCCATATTCGTCGAGATCGAGCCCATTGATCTTGATGAACTGCGCGAGGTTTTCATCGCCGGTCACCCTGATCCAGCGCTCGCCGGTCCAGTACCGCTGCGCCATGCCCCAGATCGCGCGATAGACGCGAAGCTTCCAGCCGCGATAGGCCATGATGAAGGGCCCAAGCTCGGCAATGCCTGGCGCCTGCAATAGGCTGATCGCCTTGCCCGACAAGTTATTGATCGAGCCGCCTGTGTAAGTCTGCGGATTGACGTTGGCGTAGGCGTCGATTTCGTTTCGAGCCTCGTTCAGAAACTGCAACTGATTGGCAAGGTCGGCCTGCGTGTCGTCGGTCTTGACGTCGAAGCCTTTGTTCTTCTCGACCACGCCATCTGCGCGCGCCCATTCGCGCCTTGCCGTCTCGACGTCGTCGACCGCGCCCTTGTCCATGATGAGGCGGCGGCTATTCGATATATGGAGCGCCTTCGAGCGCCGCTGGTTCATCTCGTCTTGCGCGCCTTTCAGATTGCGCGGGAAGCCATAGCGATCGCCGTCATGATCGACGCAGGCCGAAAACATGATGAAGCGCGAGATCGTCTTGCCGCGCTCGTCGATGAAAGGCGACATGCCCTCGTCGAGGATGGTTTGCCCGATATAGAAGCACCAGCACCACCGGCCTTTATATTTGTACCAATGCTCAACGAGGCGCACGCGCTTCTCGTTGGTCATGATCCACTTGAATTCACGATCGGCATGGGTCGTGAGATCGTTGCCGTTCTCGACCAGATTGCGGATCGTCTCTTCCTGGTCTGGGAATAGCTCGACCGCCTCTTCGACGTCGAGCCACTTGGCCAGGCCGTCGTACATCTTGTCGCTGAAGTCGTAGCGATAGCTGCGCGGATCGTAGAAATAGTCGTCTCCGAACACCGGCCGCATGTCGATGTCGGGGTCGCCCTTATCGCCGGCGACCAGCTTGAGCTCCACGCCGGCGATGCCCTCGATCGCGGCCTGGCGCAGACATTCCGAATCGCGTGTCTTCCAGTCGTTGCCGTCGAGAACATAACGAACGGTCGCGGTTGCGACCTCGGCACCGTCTTCGTTGCTCGGCTTGCGCGGGAAGGCCTTTGGGTCCTGCCGCATCCGCTCGATCAGGCCGCAGATGCCGTTGATCTTCCGGCCGACGCGATTGTACGTGATGATCGGCTGGCCGCGGGCGCGCATGATGCGCACCTGCTCTGCCGTCCATTGGGCGGCGTGATAGTAGTGCCGGGCTTCTTTTTGTTCCTCGATCTCCAGCGCTTTGCCCGTGAGATAATCCATGTACTGGCGGCGTAGCCGCGACACAGGCAGGAAGCCTTTGCCGTCGTCGCTATCGCCCCAATCGTCGTCGGGCTGGTTCGTCCCGATGCCGGTGGTCGAGGTCTTGGCCGTGTACATGCGCCTTACCGGATCAGTCCGAGCAGGCAGCCTGATGCAACGATGGCTTGCTGCACCTTCACGCCATGGATCGGCGGCATGGCGCGCGCGATCGCTGCACCCGATGTGGTGAAGCGTGCATAATCGCGAAGCTCCGGGCTCGGCCGGCCGATCGCCATGCGGATCTGCAAGTCGAGCAATGTCCGGCTGGCCGCAGCCGATGCCTCGGCGCGGTTTTGGCTCTTTGAGTGCATGGAAAAGCTTTCTTAGGCGGCGTTGCCGAAGGCGCGATCGATTGCGCGTTCAATGCGCGCTGACTGCGAGAGCACATAGTCAGTGGCGAGCCATTCGTCCTGACGGCGGGAGCGCCGTGCCTCGAGCGCCATCCAGGCCATGTCGGGATCGTCAAATTCGTCGCGCATCACCAGCACGATTTCGCGGCCGAACTCGTGCACCAGGTGACGCCAAGCGACGGGCAACGCATCGATCGGCGCCATCACCTCGATAGAGTTTTGATCGCCGTTCAAAGCAGCCATAGCCTCACATCGTCAGGAAGGATTCGTTGGCCTCGTCCTGGGCCTCGCGATAGCCGTCGGCCACCGTCTGATCTTTCGTCTTCGGCTTCTTGCCGGCGACCATGAAATCGAGCAGCTGACCGACGAGGCCGATCGCGTCGTGCTGGTCGTCGTTCTTGCCGGCCGGGTAAGCCATCAGCTCCGACTTGAAGTCCGGATACCAATCCGCACCGGTAGGAACATAAAGACCGAGCTGCGCAGCGCGGCCGCGCATCGATTGTGCTCTGACGCCCTTGCCGCCGCGCGTCGGGAATGCCTGCAGCGCAGTGTAGGCTTTACGTTCGCGGGCGCGCTTGTCTCGGAACGGCCCGACGCCGCCTTTGATCTGGCCAAGCTCCTCGGCCCAACCGAGCGGCTTCCACTTGAGCACCATGTCGCACCAGCGCTCGACCCAGACGTCCGAGCTTTCCTGGCCGCGCCACAGATCCAGCAGATAAGGCCGGTCCTCGGGATCGAGGCCGATCACCGCGTGCACCGTATAGTCACCACCGCCCGCGGTCACCGCGTAGTCGGAACCGCCATAAACAGTGAGCGTCTCGCGCGCCGGCGGCGTGATGTAGGGCTTGAGCCAATCGGCGCGCCAATAAGAGCCGGTCTCGGGCGCCGGCTTCTGCTGATAAAGCGCCGACCAGGTGCGCGCGTTCTTTTCAAACTGCGCCCAGTGCTGGCGATCGAACCACTCGGGCCAAAGATATTCGCCGATCTTGCGGCCGAGCGGATCGTCGGCGCGGTCGGCCTTGGCCGGGATGCACAGAACTTCCCAGTCCATGCCGTCGCGGCAGCGGATCAATCCGCTTTCGCCATTCCAGCCTTCAGGCAGGATGCCGCCGGCGAGATCGTCTTCGTTCCACCGCGTCTGAATGTCGATGATCCACCCACCCGGCACCAGGCGGGTCTTGATGTCGTCTTCGTAAGCCTCGCGCGTGCGTTTTCGGATCACGCTGCTGTCGGCCTCATCGCGGCCCTTCACCGGGTCATCGATGACGATGCCATTGGCGCGATTGCCGGTGATGCCCGACAAAATGCCGCCCGCCATATATTCCGAGCCGTTGAGCATGGCCCATTCGTCGGCTGCGCTCGATTCGGAGGAAATCTCGGTATTGAAGATGCCGCGATAGCCGGCACTTCGAACGATCTGGCGTGATCGCCGTCCCTGCTTGCGCGCGAGATCAGAGCCGTAGCTCGCCACAATCATGCGGCTGCCGGGCCACTTGCCCATGACGTAGGGCGAAAGCACCACCGAGCAGTAAGTCGATTTGGCCGAACCCGGCGGCAGAAGAAAGATACCGCGGCCATGGCGCCGCGTGATGACACGCTCGGCCGCATTCATCAGCAGCACGTGATGCGGCGCAACGCTCGTCTCGATCGGATGAAACAGCCATTCGTCGGGATCGTCCGACATCGGCCTGCCCGGCACGTCGATGGCGCTGGCGAACTCAACCAGACTGTTTCGCGCCCGCCGGCGTCGCATCAGCTCCCGCGCTGCCGCCTCTGGCGATAGTTTCAAGCTGCTCATCCGTTAGAGCCTGCGCGCTGGCTTTGGTTTCGATCGGGCCGCCATTTGGGCCAGAAAATTCTCTCCGGTTGGTGAAGGCGTTGCCCATCTCCTTTGCGGCGGCCTCGCACAAATCCTTGACGATGCCGGCGGCGTTTTTCTCGCCGAAGAACTCAAGCTGCTTGTTGAGCGCGCGCAATCGCACCGCTTTATTGGCGATCGGGATATTCCCGATCTCCTCGAGGAATGCTTTGCGCGTTGTGTCGAAGAGCTCCTTCAGCTCGGGCATCAAAGCCGCGCCGGCTTTGGCCGTCGGGTCATAAAAATGGACCCGCTGACGACTGACCTCGAGCTGAAACTCCTCCTTGACCGCCTTGGCAACCTGGTTGGGCGTTTCGTAGCAGGCAAGCCTTTGAACGATAAAGCGTTTAACGTTGAAAGCGAGCTCTTCCGATAGCGCCATGCTTGTCAAACCGGGTCAAATGGCGAGAAGCGCGTCCGGCGGCCGGATTCGAACCAGCGACCTCGCGCAAGCCTTTCGGCAATGCCGCGCTCTCCCTCTGAGCTACGCGGGTCCGCGCTTCTCTACGAACGGTCGGTTTTACGCCGGACCGCCGATCGGCGAGAGGCTCGGCACCGAAGCGCCGCGCCTCTCTCGAGCGACACCGGACGACGCCCGGCGGCTCATATTCACGCTTCTTTCGGCTCAATGCCGATCAGCACCCAGATGCCGGCACCAGGCATCCGCGCCCAAGTGAAAACCCATTCGCCGGGATACATCAGGGATCGGTCAGGGTTCTGGCCTGTGAGGCGGCGCACTTCGGTTTTCAGCATCGCCTCACCGCCTTGTCAGCAACCGCGCCTTGCGGCCGGTCTCTTCCTGCCACCGCGTGATCGCCACCGCGCAATAGCCGGGATCTATCTCGATCGCGCAGCAGATGCGGCCCGTCATCTCGGCCGCCATGATCGTCGTCCCGCTCCCGAGAAACGGGTCATACACGGCGTCCCCGCGCCGACTGTGGTTCTCGATCGGACGCCGCATGCACTCGATCGGCTTCTGCGCGCCGTGTCCTGTAATCGAGCGTCGATGCGCGATCGGCCACACCGTCGTCTGCTTGCGATCGCCTTTCCAGTTCGCAGTCTTTCCCTTGCGCACCGCGTACCAGCAGGGCTCGTGCCGCCAGTGGTAATGCCCACGCGAAATGATCAGGCGCGTCTTGTCCCAGATGATGTTCGAGCGCGGCAAGAACCCCACCGCGCGCAGACTTCGCTCAACCGTCGATGAATGCAGCGACGAATGCCAGACATACACGATGTCGCCGGGGAAAAGCCGCCACGCTGCGCGCCAGTCCGAACGATGATCGTTGATCACCGCGCCGACCGCTCGAGCACCGAGACCGACCTTCTCCCGCCATGCCGGATCGTAATTCACGCCATAGGGCGGATCGGTCACCATCAGACGCGGGCGATAACCGCCCAGCGCCTTCTTCACTGTTTGCGGATCAGTCGCATCACCGCAGACGAGGCGATGCCGGCCGAGCTGCCAGATGTCGCCATGCTTAACGAAATTGCTACGAGCACCACCGCGTTTTGCGGGGTTCGATTTACCTGTGGGCATGACATGAGACTTACGTTTTCCCGCCGCGCGTGCGGTGGCGGGGTGGCCTGAGATCGGCCGGCTCGGGTCATGCGAAGTCAGGCTTCGCGGTTCGGGGTGTTGAAGCACCCCGTCTCCCGCCTCTTTCGAGCGGGAGAGTTTCAGTCGCGGCTAACCACCGCAGGTTCCGCAGGCGATCGCCAAACGGTCGGCAGGGATCTCCGGGGCCAAGGCCGCCGCCTCCATCAACGGCTCAAGATGTGCAGCTGCGGGACCGTAGCGCCTAACGACGCCGATAAACTCCTCGACGTCGTGACCGCGTGAGACGAACACCACGAAGCCGTCCTTGGTAAACCTTGGCACGCCAAACTCATCGCGTGCCTGTCCGCAGTGGTAGAGCTCGTGCTCGGCCAAGGCGCAGAATTCCTCGTCGCTGCAGGCGGCGCAGTATTCCGCGTCGAACGTCAGCAGGAAGTCGGGCATCGCGCCGAACCAGGCATAGAGCTGCGCCTGCATGCGCGCTCTCGCCCACTTCCCCATCGTGCCACCGGGCGGCTTGAACTCGGCCTGCCCGACAACCCGCCTTCCGCTCCGGGAATTCTCGACGTTGGTCCACAAAACGCCCAGCTGGGCCATCGCAAGGTGGGCGTGATCAGGATTCTGCAGCGGCGCGCCCTCAACGATAAAGGTTGAGGTCAACCAATCGAGCAATTCGGGAGCAGGCTCGAAACGCGGCAGCATCAGGCTTTCGTCGATGCCGTAAAGCTGCACCGGGGGCCGGGGGCGCAGCTGAGCCCTATTTAACGCGCCAGATTTGTGTAAAGTGACACTTGACATGTATAAAGCGATACTTTACATTCTCTATTGCAGACAGGGAAAAGGGACTTAGAGATGATCCGGTCGTTTTCGCATAAAGGCTTAAAGGAGCTATTCGAGAAGGGCCGTACCGCCCGAATCGACAGCAAGATGCAGGATCGGGTGCGGGAACGGCTCGACGGCCTCAATCGGGCTGGCGACCTTCGCCACATCAACCTTCCGGGCTGGAACCTGCACGCCCTGAAACAATACGCCCCGCTGCGCTACTCGATTTGGGTCAGCGGAGCATGGCGGATCACCTTCGAATTCGATAAAGGAGACGCCTACCGTGTTGACTTCGAACAATACCACTGAGGCCGGGCTTCCCGGCTCAACGGGAGCCACGATGGCCGAATATGCAGCAGGTCCGCGCAGGCGGCCTCCGACCCATCCCGGCGCAATCGCTGCCGACAGCATCGAGGCGCTCGGCATTTCGCCGCGCCAAGCAGCTCTGGCGATGCTCACCACCCCGCAGGCGCTCGGAAACGTGCTCAACACGAAATCGGCGGTGTCGCCCGATATGGCGCTGCGCTTTGGCGCGTTCTTCGGCAACGGGCCCGAACTGTGGATGCGCATGCAGCAGGATTACGACCTGTGGCACGCGCGTCAGGCGCTCGGTCCGAAGCTGGCGAAAATCAAAAAGGCAGAGGCGAAATAGCGCGTCTTAGTCGTCGTCGCTCATTGCGATCTCCGCGCCAGCGCCAGCCGGTGCTGGAGCAAAAGTGCCGACCATCTTGTCGTGCTGTTTTTGCGAGATCGCGCCGGTGCTCAGAAGCTTCTTTGCCCGTTTCAGCGCTTCGCCGTCTTTCGGTTTGGGCTTTACTTTTGCGGCAGCCTTTGGCGCTACGCCATCAGCGCCGGGCGCAGCGGCTTCCTTTTGGGGCTTGCCCTTGAACACCACCTTCTCGTTGGTGGGCGCGATCGCCGTGTCAGCCATTTATTCCTCGGCCTTCTTTTTCGCCTTCATCGCCTGCTTCGAGGAAATGAGGCCCTTCGATGAAAGCTGATCGATAACCTTGCTGATCTCGCTCTCTTGCTCCTCGGCGAGCGCCCGTGCGCGCTTGGCGCGCTCCGGATCGTCGAGGACTTCCTGCGCGCGGGTCAGCGAGCGCAGATCGTCTTCGGTCTGATATTTGAGCTGGCGTTCTTTGTCGCTCATCGGCTCGGCAGCGACCGGCGAAGGTGATTTTGCCATGGCGGTGGTTCCGTAGTTTTGGCGCGGTGGCGCCTGCTAATCTTTATAGGCGCCGTCTTCCTTGCCGCCGGCGTCGGCTTTCGCTTTGGGCTTGGCCATTGTCTTGCCCAGCACTTTATCGGCCTTGGCGCAGATCTCGTCGTATTGCGCCTTGGTGATCTGGCCGCTCTTGAACATCTGCCTGGCGCGCGCCTTCGCGTTGGACGCGTGGGATTTGTCCTCGATCGGATATTTGCGCTCTTTCGGCAGCGCAAACTTCTTGGCTGGGATTTCCTTCCGCTCAGCAGCGTCCAGTTTGGCCATATCGTTTCCTCTCGCCGGTCTCAGGCGTTAATTGTCGGTCGCCGCGCACCGCGTCTTCGAGAAGCTCGAGCGCGCGCACCAGGTCGGACTTGTCCTCATGAAAAGCGTGGGGCCGCTCATTGAGCGGTGGTCTCAGCCTGCGACCCATTTCTTTAATCGCGGCCACTTCCTGCGCGATCTCCGTCCGGCTCATCGGACGCTTGACCGCCGTCACGCGTGACGGCGGCACGGCACCGGGCTTGCGACGAAGGCGCACGACCTCGACCATCAGGCGGCCTCAAAAACCTTCGGCTCGTGACTGCCGTTCGAAACTACCAGCGCGCCACGCACCACGGTGAGATGCCGCGCAAAAGATAGGCTGCGGTCTTTCGTGCTGATGACGCACGCGAGCGCTGTAAATCCGGGCCGATCCTTCGCGACCTCTGCGAAGAACGCCCGCGCCAGGCCGTAACATTGTTCGGCCGAGTGTCCGGAAATTTGTACAAAACCGCGCGCCAGAACGTTCACGCCGATGCCGTGATGCCCCGAGGCGACAAAGCCCTGCAGCGACTTCGGCAACAGGAACGCCATGCGCACCTGAATGCCAACGATCTCATCGAGGCCCTTTAGATTGACCTCGCGCAAGCGCTCAGCCATCGGCCGCGGTGGTGATTGCCGTCGATCGGTTTTACGATTTGTGATCAGCTCGCCGTCGCGCAAGTGAAGCGAACGGCCGCTCATCTCAGCACCACTGTGGCAGATGCCGCCAAAGCCAATCGGCGCGATCGCGCACGTCTCGATCGACGGAAGGACACTGCGCAATGCAGGCAAGCATCTTATGCAGCGAGCCGGTCATTTCTCGGCGCTGAGGCGATCGCGCAGCGCGAAGCCCATCAAGGGCCAAAGCTGGCGGACCGCGTCTTCGTAAGCGAGCTTCTTGCCGAGCTCGGCGTTGAAATTTTCCGGCGATGCCGGCGCGCTCTTACCGATGATGGTAAAGCCGTTCCTCATCACCAGAATGCACATCGAGAGGAGCCGCAATGGCGCGTCCTCGCCGACGGCGACAACTTGAAGCGCAAGATCGGCCGTTGTGTCGTAACGCCTGGCGATCGCCGCTTCGATGTCCGCGAGCTTCACGCGCGGTGCGGTGGCGTTCGCGGCACATTCCTTTTCGGTGGCTTCGAGGCTCATGTCGTCTCCGAATCTATGGGCGCGCCCGACACACTTGACGCCGTGAGGGGCGCAAAGCCGCGGGACCGGTCATTGGCCGGGCGCGCCGATAGGTCCGATATGGGACTAAATTATTGCCGTTGTCTTAAGGGGATAGCCGGGCCCGTAATTGCACGGGGCGCTCTTTGCCGGTGCGCACGCACCCATCCCGATCGACAGTCCAGGGCTTGCGGCCCGATTGGTCACCAGCTCGTCGCCGGCGAAGCAGCAGAAGGAATTTGCGCCACATGCGGGCCTCAAATGCAAAAGCCCGCGGCGCTTGGCTGCGGGCTCATCATTTTCGCTTCGGCGCGGTTTCGTGCACCGTGCCCGAAACATGCTGAGACATCGGTCCCCTGTCAAGCGGACGTTTTGCTTCGACGTGCGGATCACCGAACCTGCCGATCGTAATTTCGTTCACCGGACCCGTCGAACTTATTGGACCGCTTGCACGAATTGAATCATTAACCACGACTTCTTTTCCTGCCGCCTTGTATGTCGCGCTATTGCGCTTCGGCGCTCCACGCGCTTCGAGCCGCCAAAGATCGACGAGAACATCGAGACCGTCGATCAGGGTGCCGGTGATATATCCCTCTGCTCTGCGGCCTGAGACGATGCCGCCGGCGCTGGAATAATCTCGCGCCACATGCTCGATCAGTTTTCCTTCACCGACGACGCTCAATAAAATTTTTGCCCGCGCCTTACCGACTGCCTGCAGTGCTGCGGCTAAAAGCCTTCCGGCGCGCACCACCTTGTCGGTTATGGGATCTCCGCTTCCGCCACCGCCCCCACCGCCAGGATTGCTGATATCGATGCCGCGCTGGCGGCCGATCGCGGCCGTCTCGACCAGGCGGCGGAACAATTCACCGGCTGCAATCTCAGAAGTATTCAGGCGACCGCGCGAGGCCATGTGCTCGATCGCGCTTTCGCGGACGTTGATCTTGGCGCGGTATCGCTGACCCGGCTCGTTGGGGTCCTCGATCGTGCGCTCACCTTCTTGGATTTTGCCTTCGAATCCCGGAAGGCCCGGTGCAGCTCTGGACGCCTTACTCACGGCGTCCTTGCGTTTCTTCTTAGCCATCAGCGCAACACCACGCTTGCCGATGGTCCCGGTTACTATCGCAAAATTGTTATAAGCCCCGCGCGCCGGCCTCACCCGTCACGCGTGACTGTTGCGCGGTTACATTTTCATGCGGCTTCCTCGGTGGGCGCGGTGCGGCAGCTGCTCAAGGGGACATGCACCTGGTTGAAGCCGCCACAGGTCTGGCGGATGGCAAGGCGCACCGATAGACCGGGATCGATCCCTTCGTCGGCCGCCAGCGCGGCAACGACCTGGCCTACGACCAGAACCGTTGATCCCGGCTTAAAGTCAGGCTTTTTCGCGAAGTCTGCTGGCACCCGAACCCCCGGTTGCGTCGGGGAACATAGCTGCGCGGAATCGCAAAATCCAGTGGAAGGTCAAAGGCTAAGGAGGTCCACTATTATGCGGTCACATAATACCGTAAGCGCAGTTGGACAGTCAGGCTGCGCCAGGCTGTTTCGGTGGCGGATTTGCGAGCTGGCGCTGGACCTGCATCGTCTGTTTCGCCTTTTCGCCGTGAAGGCGCTCGAAGGCGATCGCGTCGGGCGGCATCGGCACCACTTCGCGCTCTGGCGCCATGCGCCAGATCGAAAGCGAGCCGTCGCGGTACTTCCACCGATACGCTGTGCCCTCGAGCAGCATCAAAGTTTCCTGCACGAAATTGATCCGCTGCTGGCGAGCATGCGGCGGGGCATACGGATCTGGCGCCGGCGCGCGGCGCGCGTGAGATTCAGGCAATTTTCTTCCCTCCTTCGAACAGCCTCGGTGGCAAAGGCAACTGCGCGCCTTTGTGTTTTTCCATGGCGACGCGGCCAATGCCCTGCCGGATAATGGCTTCGAAGCTTTCGCCAAGTGTGCCTTGATGGTTTGCGCCATCGATGAGGGTCGCAAGCGCGACATGATCACCATCGACTTCGCCCAGCCAGCGCCTGATCGTGGTATCGGCCGCAAAACGCCGCATGCCGAGCTTGTCAGCAACGACCGCGCTCGCCGGGCCCCAATCGGTGGGGCCGTTGGTGCCATTCCCGAATAGATAAATCCGCGCGCGGTGGCCGGTTTCGATCCGTGCCCGGTTGACCTCCTCGGGACTATCGCCGACGGGATCGATCGGATCGAAGGTGGCAAGCCCTTCATGCGAACGCGGCGGCTCCAACGAATACGGCGTCACGCGTGACAGCAGCAGCGTCTCTGCCTCGGTGAGCGTCTGACCGGCGCCGAGCTTGCGTCGGGCGATCTTTCGCGCGCGCGCGTTGCGTTGGCGATCGGCGGCCGTCGGGTCTTCCTGGTCAGGATTTCGATCGGCCCAATCGACGATATAGCCGTCGACGACCCAATCGATCTCTTCGAAGGTCCGGTAGATCGAGGCGACGTGCTCGGGCGCGATATCGAGCATGATCGCGCATTCGAAGGGATCGAAATTTGCGATCCAGCCGTTCTTGCGGTTCTTGGACGCGCACGAGAATAGTGCCTGCGCCATCGAGTGAACTTCTGTCAGCGGCACTCCGGCCTTCGCGGCAACAAGGCGCCACTTCGGATGCGCAATGAAGTCCTCGTAGGTGCGATACCAGCCGTATCGTTTCACCTTTTTTCGCGCCGGGATCGGCGCTGCGAAAGCCATGGTGTTTTTCCCCGAGAAAAACGCACGCACGCTTACGCAACAAAACCGGTCCCCACTTTTCCACAGGCATCCACAGGGGGGTCTACAACCGGCTTTTCAGCCAAATCGACTCGACTCTCCGCTTGACAGCGGCAACAAACTAAGCGGCGCGCGACTTCGGGACTTCGGTGATGTCCCACAACGAAGACGGCGCAGTGCACGAAAGAGTTTCAAGTTCAGCGGTGATGATCAGGAAGGTGTCGGGCGGAAGACGGTTCGCGGCCTTGTAGTTTTGGATGCTCTGTTTGCCTCGCTTGAAACGAGGATGCTTGATCAGCTCGCGGAAGCGACCATGCCCGCGCGCGTCGTCGATCGTTTGAATGATTTGGGTAACGCTACGCAGCCGCCGATTCTTCATGGACCGGGGAAAGTAAACGCTGGATGTACCAAGTCAAGTTGCGTTCTGATTGCTCGCGTGTCGGTGCGGTATTTGGAAGCATCCGCCCCACCATGGCACGCCCACCCCGTCTCGATTCGGCAGAAGCCGTCGGCCGCAGATTGCGGCTGATCCGCATCGCCTTCAGCAATCTGCAGGGCTACGCAAAGACCATGACGCAAAAGGACTTCTCGGAATTTTGCGAGATCAACCGGCAGGCCTGGAATAACGCCGAAACCGGCGACAGCCGGCTCGGGCTCGATAACGCGCGCAGCGTGCGAAAGCGAACCGGAGTGGGCCTGAATTATATTTACGATGGGGATGAGCGGGATCTGCCGCACCCATTCGCGGTTGAGATCGCGCGGCTTGAGAGGCTTGAGGCCGAATCACCTAAGTTGGTGGCAGACCGGCGCTGATATAGCGCACAAGCTCAATCGCGAATTGCAAAACAAGCATTGCGTCTTCCGGCTTTTCGGGAAGCCGCTCGACGACTGTCAGCGCCTGGCGCCGCAACCACAGGAGGTCTGGGGGGTCGCGACGGCCGCCGCCTTTCCCCCCGCGATCGAGGGGCGTCACCTCGCCCATGCAATCCCCCGACCGCGATATTTTTTATTGTCACATATTGAAATAGCGACCTTTTTCAGCGGTTACTTTTCACAGAAATACAACGTCAGGTTCACTTCCCTTTTTTCTTCGGCAGCCCCTTCGCGGCTAAAGAAAAGAAAAGAGAGGACTGTCTAAGTCTCTGTCTGGTGTGACGGTCACGGAGTCACGCGTGACGAAGGGACAGAATCACTGACCTATTATTTGCCGCGCCATTTGGGCTGAACTTTAGCGGTACATTTGGAATGTCTTTCGCTTGACATGGTACATTTAAAATGTACCTTGAAGGCCTCGCGATTCTGGAGGCCTAAAAATGCCATTGCAACCCGCCGCTACTTCACAATCCGATCTTCCCCGCGAAGCCGCTCGTCGCGCGCGCCAAGTTCACCGCTCACAGTTCAACGGCCACATCACGGTCGCGCTTCGCCAGCTCGAAGCCGCCGGTCAAAGCGCCATCTACGCCGGCTTCTCCGATATCGAACAAGCCGCGCTGCGCGCCGCCAAGGCGATCCTTGCGCGCAAGTTCTACACGCTGCCCATCAATCCCGACGCCACCGACTTCGCGCGCCTGAACGATGATCTGCGCACGATCGCGGAAACCATCGACCCGCTGATCGAGGAGATCGGCAAGGAAGCCTGCCGCAATAGCAATGGCGTTCCCGAGCGCGACTTCAACGACTGCTTCAAGGATGTGCTGCTCGGCGCCATCGACGGCAACGCCACCCACGTCCTCGACCAATGCGGCGAGAATGTCACGCCTCCCAACGATCCCGACACCGCCGCCGAGCATCGGCGCGAACTGCAACGAGCGGAGTGAGCGACATGGCGAAACGTAATTCGAAATCGAGCCCGCTAACACTGACGAAGCTCGATCCAACTCTGCCGGCGCTCAAGCTCGCTGGAATCAAGCTTTATTTCCGTGGCGGCACATCCATCGCAGGCGAAAAGTTTTCCAGGGATGCCTTCATCCGGCTTCCAGAGATGGTCGCCGGAACCGATTACGGCGTGTCGCTTGACGATGGCGGATTTAGCGTTGAGCCGCTGGTCGCTGTGCCCTCTAAGAAATATTTTGCGGGCTTTCACTTTGCTCCCGGCGGCAATGCGCCGAAATACAGTGGAGGCAACACGACGCCGGCGATCAATCCATTCTCATTGTGGGATTTGAAGCACCGGCCCAAGTGTCCCGATGCACGCGGCATGGCATTCATCGCCCCGCGCAACTGCTGGGTCGATATCTATCTCACCGGCGTCACGATCGCTGACGGCACTAGCAAGTGCGGGGTCACGATCGCCGATGGGAACGATACGCCGCAGAATCCTGCCGGCGGTCGCTACGACAAATTCGACTATGCGACCGCCCAGACGGTCATGAAACACCACGGAAAGACGCTGCTGTCGATCGAAGACTGCTTCGAAGCGCTGATCGGCGTCACCGAAATGACGGCTTACGGGTCCGATCCGCGCGTCACCGGCCTCGATGCGCTGCGCACCAGCAAATACGGGTTGATGCAAGCGACCGGCAATATGTGGATTTGGTGCCATGACGGTCACCCGCTGGTGCCGCGCGCCTCCATCGCCGGCGGTTCCTGGCTCGGCGGCGGCTGCGCGGGCTCGCGCTACGCGCTCGTCGGCCGCTGGCCGGGGGTCTCGGACGGGAGCTTGGGGGCGCGGGGCCGCGGTGACCACCTGCAACTTGTATAGCCGTCGCGAAAGCGACGGCGATTTGGAAACACAATAGGACGTCAAATTTATGGGCATCATCGAGCGCCAGTTTTCGATCTCTAA